AATGGATCTAAAATCACTCGCGGGCCAGTCTTTGCTTTATCAATACACCAGCGCATCGGCTCGACTGGCTTTTGCGTTGGGTGCTCTTTAACATACCCAACAACTCGTCTTTTAAACCGTTTTGCCGGGGACATCTCACTCCACCAGCAATATTCTACCTGCGACAAAGTTAAATCTTCCGGCTGGTCTTTATCCCAGATCAAAAAACCCTGAGAGATAGGTAAGTTAAAATAATTACCTCCCCAGACCATTGACTCCCTACCTAACCCCATTGCTAAGTGCAGTAATTCTATAGAAACAGGGTTGTCGTCCCATGATTTTTTTTCGTGCTTTTGCCTGATCGGATTAGCGGCGATACCCAAACCATACGGCGGATCGGTCAGCACTAGATCTACAGGATCAAGCAGAGGCAATATATCGCGGCAATCCGCATGATATATAGTTACCGCATCGTCCTGATAGTATGGTTTGGGGAGTCCGCTCATGTTTCGTACCCGTCAACAATTCGCTGCAGTCGGTTTATCTCGCTTTCTAGGTACTGTAGGTACCTGACGATATAATCGATTGACGTGCTTTGCTTTAGCACCTCAACCGCTTTCGCTAACGTTTCCTCGTCGAACTCCGTATCCATCGTCGCCCCGCAAAAAAATCAGAATCTATTTCCCCGGCAATCTTCTCGACGGAATCGGTTTTTATTCGCCAATCCGATCCAACCTTGGAACCGTCAAGCAACCCCGCGTGTATTAGTTCGTACACTTTGGGCCGGTGGCACCTAAGTACCTCCTGCACCTCGCGCACGGTCATCAACATAGGTTTTTCAAACATTTTACACCTCACCAGTAAAAGGAATGTCGTCTTGTCGCGAGTCTATCAGCATGTATTCCTCTAATTGCGGAAACGCTTTGTTAGAGTACCAGATGCCGTTACTCGGATTTTTGCGGGCTCCGTTAGTTTCAAGAGCAACAAAAAACTGCTTCGAGTTAACTCCGGGCTTGTTGTCGGGTAGGGCGTACCGGTATCGAAACGATCCCCAATCCACAGGACCAACATTCGCCGCCTGTTTTTGTGTTTTCTTAGCGTCAATCGCCGAAAGCCTTTCGTTGATTTCATTTTTATACGCCTCCCGTTGTCCGCCGTTGCCGTTGTTACTTGCCGCCGCTCCGTCGTCGTCCTCATCGGTACAAACCCCGACAAGCGCCGCCAGGCTATAGCGCCGGGCATATGTAACCGCGGATCCGAACCCTTGCGGATCGTTCTTTACGGGGTTTATAGGGTACTGGGACCGAATCCATTCTCCGCTGCTATGCGCGAGCACGGTAACGAGTACAGCGCCGCGCTCCGCGTCGATATTCGTGGTTTGAATAACCGAAAGCTCGTTTTTCGAAAGGGGCTCCCGTATAGAATCCCAAACGCTCGAAAGGTCGGCATACTTACTTTTGAAGAACGGATTGTTTTTATCCTTAACGGCTGGTTTCATTTGTGCCTGCGCTTTTGATAGCGCCAGCGCCAGAGATCCAAGGGTAGGGGATTGATCGTTCATGACTACCTCACAACCAAATTAAATTTAGTAACTAACTGCGCGCCCGGAATTGAGGCGCCGCCCTTGAGGTCAAGTTTTATCTTCTCAGCGTCTATGCGCTCCTTAACCTCAACGCGCTTGTAACAATCGTCGACCTCTATACCGTCCGCTAATTCCAGGGACGGCGGGCACTTACGCCAGGAGAAACGATCCGATCCTTCCTGCCAGGTTTCGCCAACCATGAGCAGGACGCGGACTAGCTTTTCTAGGCTTGAATGCTTTGCGTCTACCGTCTTGCGTAGGGCGCGCAGGCGCTCAATTTCGTGATCGATTATTACCCCGTCTCCCTGATTCTTTTTAATCAACTTCGCCAACGCCTGTAGCTTGTCGGATCGTGCGTTTGATAGGGCGTTTAACATTTCCTCAACTTCTGGCGTGACAACACCGCCCGCCTCGTCAATAGCCGCCTCGATCTTTGCGATTTCTGTACTTATTTCGTAAACGTTCATTTTGCTCCTTTTGTAGTAGTAAAGAGGCTTCCCACCTCATCGAGCGTACTCCCTTCTTCGCCGGGGATGCCTTTCCCCCGATGCTACGTCATCACCGTCATAGGTTTACCCTCACCATGATTGAGCAGTTTTGCAGGGCTTCCCCTCATAAGTGCCGCGCTTCTACCGCCGCGGCTAACGGGTACAACTAGCAACCTTTACGCCCGCTTTTCTTGCCGGTTTTCTTGGTTGATTTTGTGGTTTTCTTAGTCATGTTACCTCTTAAAAGTGCCGGGGTTTTTCGATTCACCGGCGTCATCGTCTCCCCCGAATGGGGACCCAGGGGAGATGGTTTACTATTTCACTCGCCGCAGCTTTACGGGCTCCGGGTAGCTTTTTGGAGGGGACTCCGTAAGCACTAAAGCCTCGTAATAACCGTCTGCTTTTCCTTTGGCGTACATCTCATCCAGGTCGAGCCGATTAAGTGACCCGCGCACCCGGTAGCCTATGAAGTAGCTGACAGCAGCAACGATGAGTGAAATTTGAAAAGTATCGAGGGGAGGAAACGAATTCATACGTGAACCCCCTTGATTTCGCGTTTGTTAAAATACCCGGCGTGTCGCGGGTGTTTGATTTCAAAAACTCGCGCGTAGTACGGTGCCCAGTTGTTGTTTACTTTCCACACGCCGCCCGATTCAATTTCAACGTCCCAGCGCACACGCTCTATAATGGCCTTAGCGCCCGCCCTACGGCCTTTATGAATTACCTTAAGGGTGAGGTCCTCAAACGCTCGCCAAACGTCAGGGCTTTCGAGGTAGGCCGCTATAAACGCCTCTACGGTGTCCTTTGGAACGCCCGACAACCAAAGCTCGTGTTTTACGTCATCGATAAGCATAGATCAGAACTCCATCAAACTAGACGATTGAGAACAACGGGGAGGCGGCTCGGACTCAAACCGCGGAGCCTCGCGCAGCCAGTACCAAACGCCGGGCGCTCTCTCCTGAAACAAGCGCCCGTTCGTGTAATCAAACTTCACGCCGCGCAAATCCTCGTAAAGCCCGTCACGCCGCAAAAATAACCGGTGACCCATGACAAAAATTTCATCACGCATTTTGTTTGTCCTCCGCCAATTGCTTAACCAGGTTTGAAATCTGCGGGGCTTGCATCGTCGCCCTAGTGGTGCGGGAGCGCTGCAGCGCAGCCGCGTAGACGCGCCCAAATTGCGCCCGTGTTATGTTTAGGTCCTTCGTTTCAGCCGTGCACAAAAGCTGATACCCAAATTCTAAAACGGCAGCGGCCACGTCCTGATTTATCCGCGAAAGCCAACTAAGAGCCCCGGCCTCGTTTACGTAGCCGAACCGAGAGACAGCCTGCAGCGCCAGGTTGAACGCCTGACCCTCATCAAGGGTTGTGCCAGTCGCTCGACTGATAGACCGAATCGCCTCGGCAAAATCAGCAACGCGAGGAGCTCCGAAAGATTTATTCTTGAGAAGCAACCGAGCCGCCTCAAAGGCTAGTTCGTAGGGAACGTTTTTAAATTGATCGTGCCATACGTCCCGCTTCGCCTCGGTAATCTCAACGTCAAAGTCGGCCATGATGTAAGTTAAAATTTTGGTCGTTTCCGTCTTGGTCATACTTCCTCCGCCTCCGTACGGCGTAAAAGCTCTAGGTTTTTCTCAAATGCGGTCGCTTTGGGTTGCTTGCTTGAGCCAAAAGAAGAATCGGGATCGATCAGCCCGGCGTAGTTCGAACGGATCGACCGGTCCACGGCGTCGATGAATTGTTTGGGGGTGTATTTCGACCAGTGCCTTAAAAGCCGGTTAACCGAATCGATGTTCTTGTAACTCTCGCGCCTCGATTTTTTGTAATCCAGCCATTCCGTGAGAGCGTTTCTGGCTTCTGGGGAGTCCAGGTTTTGAGGCCAATGCGGGTTAACATTATTAAATACCGCAGTTGTAGATGTAGATGTAGATGAAGATGAAGTGCTAGGTTTTGCTATGTTATTTTTCTGGCTGAGCTTTAGCTGAGCTTCGGCAGCTAAGGCTTTGTTGTGCTTAGCCTTTCCGCCACGTCTGCCCGCTTCGCTTCTCTCTTTACGTCTTTCAACCTGCAGCCCGCGCTCTTTTTGTAAGCGTGGGTTTGTTACATAGCCTTCTTTTTCTGGGTGAGCTTTGAAGCAATTCAGAAGCTGAGCTTCAATCGAGTTCCAGGCATCCGGGGAGCGTAAAGAACCATCTTCAGCATACGCATCAAAACCGGATAACTTACAGAGTCGATCCCTCTTAATGCCGTCCTCAAGCCAGTCGATGCAGAGTAAAGTTATGTATGCGCCTCGCGCCTCGTTAGACATGACGAGCACGTTCGAATCGGTCAGGAAGTCTTTAGGATAGAACTGGAAGGCCGGGCTTTTGTTTGCCGCTTTTCCTGTGGTATCGTCTTTATTGACCAGTGACATTGATCCTAGCTCCTGTCACTGGTTTCCTTGCCGTTTAGGGGGTAGTAGCCCTAAGCGGCGTTTTTGTTTCCAGTGAGGAACCGCCAAATATTTGTCAGTGAGTGGCGGCCCAGAGTGTAATACGATTCTTACAGCATGAAACAGATTCGCGCAACACAAAAATTTTTAATTTTTTCTCTGTGGCGTTTATATCGGCTTTGTTTTTATACAAAAAAACCCGGCAACCTTTCGGAAGCCGGGCGTCTATTTTATATTCGGTTGCTAAATAGCAACCTATCAATTCTTTTTACGCTTTGGCTGGTTAGCCTTGTGCTCGTAGTACATACCCACCATTTCCTCAAAATCCGCGTCGGTCATTTCCTTAAGTACGTCAAGTCTTAGATCAGGGGGCACATCGGGTTTATTTTCTGCATGTTGGCCCTCGGAACCATAAACAACCGCCCGCGCCTCGCTAACAGCCCCAGACGCCCCCTTGTAGGCAAGTTTGAAAACCATCGGCACTCCAACAATCCAAACCGCGACCGCAAAAAATCCCCAGAGATTTCGCCCTAATCTTTGAATGTCTTCCCTATTCATTTGCACCCCTTAAAAAATCCAAGTATTCCAACCATGAAAAGCCCGTAGGCAGCTATAAAAGGAACAATAAACATTACTCCCCCTCCTTTACGCCGAATAAGCTACCAACGAAGCCCGGAGCGGTATCCCGTGCGGTATGCTCCCGGTCTATGGCCTTTTGGGTTTGCCAGTATGCCGACTCCTTATCCGGGGAGGTTTTTCCCTCGGTAATCATGCCGTTCAACCCGCGATGGTATTCTCTTATGGCTCCGGGTGTACCTAAAGTCATATGGCAACCGGACGACGCGAACAGGAGCGCGATGCTGATACCTGTATGGCGGCGGCTCTTGAGCCAGCGGCGAACCTTCACCTGGTACATAATTGAAGCGAGTTTTATTTTGTTGTTCATAACCTTCCTTGTGTCTTAACCGTTTAAGTAAGGGTGAAAAATTCACCAGAGGACACCCCGTGGGGTGGCCTAGCTGAACTCTCATCAGGGGGGCTACCCCAACAGATTCACCCCCATTTTGTGCAGCCTCCACTTCTCATTTTGTTTTTTTTGCTCGGCGAATGTCGGCTCGTTTGCCTCGGCTTCAACCAAATCGGCACATGCTTTCTTGTACTCTGCGTCAGCTAACAGGAACGCAGACTCGTCACATCCTGCGGCGGCAGCGTGCCAATTTTTTGCGGCTTGCTTATAGTTTTTTTCGGCGTCTTTTCTTGTCATCTTGCTTCCTTTGTTTCTACAGCAATCACTGTACAATTAAGAGTAAGTTATTTTACGGAAGGATGCAACAAAAACTGTACAACAAACTATGCAGTATGCAAAAAAAAATGTACAATTAAACTATGGCAATGAAGATTTTAGACTTAGTTAAGAAAAGCAAGGGGTTAACCAATTACGGTGTTTCTAAGGAGCTCCGAAAGTTAGGGGTAGACGTAACGACACAGGGCATAGACCAGTACGATAAGGGGAAAGCCAGGTCGATGCGGTTCGATGTTTTATTGGGACTGCAGCGATTATCAGGGCTTTCTTGGGAAAAGTTTGGTAAGATTTTAGAGGAAGAATTTACAGGGGACAAACTATGAAAAAGATACTAGTCGCACTGTCACTGATGCCAGTAATAGCAACCGCGCAGAATCTCCCGTCTACCTACAACTTCAACCCGCCCGGCCTCGCGCAGCCGCCTGTCGTCGTAGTGGTACCGCAACAGCAGCCCAACTATTGGCAGCAGCAGAATGACCTAAGAATTCAAGAGCAGGTCATCACTAATCAGATTTTACGGAACAACCAATTACGCCAGGAGATGATAAAGCCTCCGCAGGGACTGGACCAGTACGAAAACATGGTAGAGGGGGCGTTTGTCTATGGCAAAGGGCAATAAATACGATCTTAGAACCAAGAGAAATCTTTCATTGTCCTATAGAGATTTAGACTCAATTTTTTTTGCAATTGATTTATCCTTAGAGGTGCAGCAGGACGGCCTGGATTGTTGCCGATATGAGGAATCGATGCGCGCAAAAAGGCTTAAGTCGAATATCAAATCTTTGATGTCAGCAAAAAAAAGAATAGAAAAACAACTTAAAGATCAATGGAAATAGGCTATAAAGCATTAGTGTGGTTTTTTATTGGATCGTAGCATAACGGTACTGCACCCGGCTGTTAACCGGACGATTCTAGGTTCGAATCCTAGCGATCCAGCCAATACCCCTTGGCTAATTGCAAAACCTCCGTTATCCTGAAACGCGAGGGACCCAATAAGGACAACTGAAGCAGGTAGGAAACCCAAACAAAGAATGGGGATACAGGGGCGGCGTATGCCTAAAGAAAGTCGGCACAACCCGGCGAGCCTCTAAACACTCAAAAACCTATAAATTCCTAATAAGCTCACGCGGCTTCGAGCGCTATTACAGCGAGCCCGCCGTAGATCCCCAGTGGGCGAATCTCCCCTATGTAGATACAAACCCGGAGCGTGACTTATACGCCGCGGTCCTTGCGCGAGCCATCGACGACATAAAGGGGTTTTACTCTCAGGCAGAAGCGGGGATGTTCAGCTATGACATATACAGGGACGCACAAAACGCGCACGCCTGGTTAATAGACGATGATGCGCTAGAGCTACACCGTCCGCCAGTAACCTATCAGGACTGCCTACAGGTGCTCGATCTCCCCGGCGAGATTATACGCAAGTGGCTGCGCGACATCCGAGCCAATAGGCTTGTGGCCTCTATAGAGACAATCAAGGCAGAGGTACTAAATGGCCGGTGGTAGGCGACGCACGGGCACAACTGTGACTCAGGAGCAGATGACCGAAATATGCGAGCGCCTGGCGCGCGGGGAAAGCCTGCGGGCTATCTGTAAAGACGCGCACATGCCAGCGCACAACACGGTTACGGATGCGGTGATTTCTAACAAGGATTACGGCGACCAATACACGCGCGCGCGAGCCAAACAAGCCGACTATTATGCTGATCAGATTGTAGAAATTGCCGACACGGCGGAGGATTACAACCTAGCCAGACTGCAGATAGACGCGCGCAAATGGGTGGCCGCGAAGCTGCTACCTAAGCGGTGGGGCGATAAGCTCGACGTAGAGCACACGGGTGACATCACTGTTATTATAGACCGGAAGCCTAAAGATGCCTGAAATCCGCGTCCATTGGCCCCTATGGCCCAGACAACAAGAGGCGCTCGAATCCCCAGCAAATGACCAGCTTTTCGGAGGCGCCTCAGAGGGTGGGAAATCCTACTTTGCGCGGGTGGCTATAGCTAGCGCCGGGATGGAATGTAGCGGGCTGCAGATGACGCTGATACGTAAAAAGTTTAGCGACATAGCCACCAATCATTTGGAAGGGGACAAGGGCTTTCGAAAGCTACTGTATCCGCTCACATCGAAGGGCATCGTAGAGGTAACAGAAACCCGAATTCGATTCCCGAAAGAAAACGTTTGCAACTTTAAGCACTGCCAAGACGAGCGGCAATTCGATTCCGCTCAGGGTAACGAGAATCAGTTGGTTGTTATCGACGAGGCGCCGCAAATCAATGAACGCCTGATCCGCGCTTTCCGTGGTTGGTGCCGTATGACCCCGGAGCACTTAGCCCGACAGCCTGAATTCTGGCAGAAGAAACTACCGTGGATTCTACAAACTGGAAACCCTACGGGCGCGTCAGTCGGGTATTACCGAAAGAACTACGTAAAGGCGCGCCTACCGTTCGAAATAGAAAGCATCGGCGGCTTTAGGCGTCAGTATGTACCGTCAAAGGCGCAGGATAATAAGAGCGTGGACCTAATAGCGCACGCGGAGCGGCTTTCGGAAATCGGAGATCCAGAGCTAGCAAAGGCGCTAGACACCGGGGATTGGGACGCGATAACAGGCAACTATTTTGCAACATGGGACGAGGATCGCCACGTTGTTAAAAGTTTTAAAATTCCCGACTTCTGGGGACCGCGATTTCGCACGTTTGACTATGGCTCATATGAGCCTTGGGCCTGTTTGTGGTGGGTCCCCTCTCCAGGCGTGACGGTTCACGAGGGAACGATACACGAAAAGTATTTGCCTAGAGGGTGCCTCGTCTGTTACCGCGAGTGGTACGGGTGTAAGGCTGAATATCCTGAAAACGAAAGAGAAAAAGGGATAACAAACCTCGCGCCCAAAGGCTGGTCAAACCGCGATATTGCCAACGGCATAATCGAGCACACGGAAAAGGAACACGACGATCAGCCAACATTCACCGATAGATTCCCGTTTATTAAGTTAGGCGGGCGGGCAATTGAACACGATTTCAAGGATGCGGGGGTTATTCTCTCGCTCGGAGAATTGAGCAGAGAGAACAGGGGAGCGCAAACGCTCTCAAAGCTAAACGGGGTTAAATTGATCGCGGGTTCCGAGACAAGCTGGCCAATGATGGTGTTTTTCGACACCTGCAAATACTGCAGGGATTATATGCCGATGGTAGAGCGGCATCCCTCACCGGCGCGCCAGTGGGACTACCAAGAGGATGGAGAGCCTACCCATATCGTCGACTGCGTAACGCTTGCCGCTATGGCGCACAACGTTGTCAACGACGCTCCCAGAGACATAGATGCAGAGGTAAAGCGCGCAATGAGTGACCGCCGCACCGTTAAACCATCGCTAACTGATTTGATTCCAGGGTTACCAATTGGCTAAGAAGTCTAAGAAATCGCAGGCACTAGACGCCCAGGTAATGGGCAACGATTCGATCACAATTGCCGATGCAAAACAGTTTGTTATTGACGGCAAAAAGGGGCAGCAAGACTGGCGGCTAATAGCAGATCGATCCTGGAACGAAATCGAAAAGCGAAACAAGCTCGGCAAGCTATACGGAGGCCAGGAGCTAGACCGAGCGAAGCGGTGGACCAAATTCCCGCTTTGGTGGAGTTGCTGGAAAATTCGCCAACCTATCGTATTTGCCCGCATGGCGATCCCCGTCCTAAAAGATACCCAAGGCGATGACCCGTTCGGGCGTACCGCATGCGTAATAGGCGAGCGCTTCACCAAGGGCATTTTAAAAACCTTTGACGCATTTTCTGAATTTGCAAGCTCGGTGGACGATTTACTCGTCACTAATTTCGGTTGGGGCCGCTGGCTGTACGCTAATGACCAAGTTCTAGAGGACGAGCGGGTGAGGCTGCAGATGGTAGAGCCGCCGATGCCAGAACCGGTAGAGGGGCAAGAGCCTCCGCCGCCAATGCCGCCGGTATTCCTCACGCCAGACGGTGAGGAAGTACCGGGCGACCTGGTACAAGAGGACGACATAGGGCCTTATTTCTCAACGGGCCAAAAGGTCCGCGTCGATAATGAGCGGGTTTATTTTGAGGCCGGGGATTATGCCGCACTAATAACAGACCCGGACGGCAAGCGGTGGAATAAAATCACGCGCTTGGTTTTCGAGTATCCATACAGCTATAGGGAGTTTAAGGCCAAGTTTGGCGCTAAGGCGCTTGATAAGCTGGCTAAGGGGGACATAGAGGATCACCGCACTGGCAAAAAGCCTATAACCGTCTATGAGTACCACGACTCGATTCTAAAAGAGGTACGATGGTTCGCTGAAAACTCAGAGGATTTCTTTCAGCCTAAAGACATGGCCGCAAGTCATGAAAGCACGGAAAAGGTTGAAGAGCCGGGGGAGATGGACCATTCCGACCTATACGGGCTTTGTAAATTCTTTCCGTGCACCGAGCCGCTAATCATCAATCAATCGACTCGTAGCTTTTGGCCGACGCCTGAATTTTTCCAAGTGCAGGACATCCTCGACGATATTAATTCAATCGTCACCCGCATGCTTCAGCTTACTAGAGCCGTTCGCATTCGGTTTTTGTTTGATTCGTCAGTTAAGCTATTGGCGCCCCTAATCGGAGAGAATTGGGCTCAAGGCGAGGGTACTGGAATGGGTATTCCTAACCTTCAACAGAGTTTAATGAATGGCAAGGGGTCGCTTGCCAACCTTGTGGCCTACTTCCCAGTCGACGAGCTAATGAAGGGACTACAGAACATGTATGTGGCCTATGAGCAGCGCCTAAACATGTTCTACAATATCACCGGCTTTTCTGACCTGATCCGGGGCCAGACAGGCGACGCGGAGAAAACCTACGGCGAGCGCCAACTTGAGGGTAAATTCGCCCTTAACCGTATGGAGCCGTACCAGCGCAAGGTACAGGAGTGGATAAAGGATAACTATCAACTCGGTATGGAAATGGGCCTGAAGCTCTTTTCTGAAAAGACCATCGACGAGTACGTCGTGCCCCAAACCCTCGACCCGGAGGATAAACAGCGATACCTTACCGCGCTCGAACTACTCAAAAACAACCGCCGGGGCCGATTTAGGATCGATTTTGAGACTGATTCGACCATCTCCATCAATCAAGACTGGAAGAAAAAGCAGGCTATTGAAACCGCTAACGCTATCACCAAGATGATGGAGAGCGTGGCTAAGACCGCCCAGGAGATGCCAGAGCTAGCGGACGCCGAATTGCGCATAATGAAGCACGTGGTTGGGGAGCTAACGGACGGGAAGTTATTCCTAGACGAGATTACCGACGCGATTCAAAAGACCATCGACAAGGTAAACCAGCCAAAAGACCCGGAGCCCGATATTGACCTCGAAAAGCTCAAGATGCAGGCACAGATCGAGGGCGCACGGCTGCAGCTTGAGACACGGAAGCAGGATTTCGAGGAACAAAAGGCGATGACCGAAGACCGGCTTTCACAACTACAAATGCAAATCGACCAGGGGATAGAGTCGGCCAAGATAGCCCAGAAGGAGCGCCTGGACGGGTTTGCGCTACAGCTTGAACAAATCAAGATGCAGAACGAAGCCGGGGCCGCAGCTAGTGAAATCAACTTAAAGGCGCAGGCTTTACAGGCGGAGCTATCAGTGGCGCAACAAGAGATCGCAGCCAGCCGCGTCGAATTCATGCTGAAAGCCCGCGAGATAGCGGATAAGACCGAGCTTAAGCAGCTAGAGCTTCTTATCAATAAGGCAACAGAGGACCGCAAGGCGCAACTCGACGAGCTATATGCAGGGGTAGAAGCACAACAGGCAATGCTTGCGGAGCGGGAGAAGTGGGTAACGGAGGCGCGGTTACAGGACGAACACAAACTAGAACTGGCCAAGGGTATGCTCGAAATGCAAAAGACCCTCAAGGAAATGAAAACAAGCCCCACACCGGTAGTGGTTAAGCTTGATCAGCCTAAAGGCAAGAAAAAGAAGCGCACCGGGCGGGTAATTAGGGATGCTGCAGGAGATGCGACACATATCGAAATCGACGAGGAGGAGATTGACTAATGTCAGTTCAAAACGTCGCGAACAGCCCCACGAATAGCTATCCAGTTTGTGTGACCCGACTTGAGAATGGGGGGTTAGTTCAAACCGTAAACGCAATGCTCCCCTTTATTAGCAACCTGGACGACGACGGAGCGGGCACGGTGTACACGGGGTATGCGCTCCGGGGCGCAGCGAATAGCGACGCCTCCTGGTTTATCATGCGCCAGGTAACTACCGGCACCGTGACCGAGATTAGGTTTGCAGCAAATCCATTTGATTTCACGCAAATTTGGGATAACCGGGCTAGTTTGACGTATACATAATGGCGCTATCTGTTTCTCGAAATCCATATACAGGATTACCGGACTTGGTAGGAACCGGTGGGGGTGGTGGCGGAGCTACATTTTCCGGCGGCATGTCTACGCTTGGGAATACGCTAGGAAACACCGGGTTTGGCACTAACCGGCTAGTGCTTGCCGGTGGAAACAACATAACACTTTCGGGCTCTACAAACGCTGGATCGATGACGATCACCATTTCAGGCGGAGCGGGGGGCGGCGGTGGTATTGCTGCAGCGGCGGGGACTCAGACGGCGACTAGCGGCACCGTGAACTTTGCTAATTCCAACGGCATTTCGTTCGGAATGTCGAATAGCTCGCAAGTCACTGCATCATATACGGTACCAAGTACCGCCGGGTTACTGTCTGCGGTTAACTTCAGCGCTGGCACAACATCAAACAACACAAGTCAAATTAGCTTCGCAAACGGTAACGGCGTGTCGTTTGGCCTTAACGCCGGGACGATTACAGCCTCCCATAATGGCCTCACGTCGCAGTCTAACCAGGCATTAAGCGGAAGTAACGGTAGTTTTGCCTTTCAAACTGCAACCTTCGGTAATTTAAACGGGCTCAGTTTTTACACTTCAAACGGCTCGTTAGTCGGCAGTCACAACGGGGTAACATCCCAAAGCAACCCGGCGTTTAGCGCGTCGGGCGGCTCGTCTACGTTTCAGACTCTAACCTTCGCAAATAGCAATGGGTTGACGTTTAGCAACTCAAACGGATCGGTAGTGGGCTCCTATACAGTACCGACACAATCCGCGCAGACGGTGGGAGCCTATGCGGTAAGCAACACAACCGGCGCAGCGTCGAGCACCACACTAGACGCCCGCTCTTTTAGCTTCCAAGGTGCTGGTATCGCATCGGTCGGAATGACTAACGGCTCGGTGGTGATTTCAGTCCCCTCGGGCGGGGGAGCAGGGGACGGCGGGAACGTGCTGGCCGCAGGGACGCAGACAGCGAACACGACCGGGACCGTAGTTTTCAGCAACAGCAACGGCGTCACTTTTGGCATGTCGAATAATTCCGTTATTACCGCTTCCGTAGCGGGAGGCGGCGCCGATGGGGTCAATATCATTGCGGCGGGTACTCAGACGGCGGGGACAAACGCAACAGTGGTGTTTAGTAATTCGAACCGAATTACATTCGGAATGAACAACAGTTCAGTAGTCACGGCCTCTTTTTCTCAGACGGACCCGACCGTGTCGGCATTTGAGCCTAAACCACTTGCAGGATTGCAAGCTATGGTGGCGAGTAGCTTACTGTTTCAAAGGTTTAATTCTCCAAACAACATATCAGCAACAGAACTCGATCTTATTGTGGGCGTTTCGGGATCAGCGTCTGCGGGCGGCACGCTTACATATACGGCGGCACTATACACCCAAACCGGTTCTACCCTTTCAATGGCATCAAGTGCATCCGTATCTTACGGGTTCAACAGCACCGCCGCCGCGTCGTCCTATACCGCCTTATCAGCTACGCGATTTCATAGTATGCCGGTCACTTTCAACGTAACGCCCGGCGATTATTACATGGGCTTTATTTTCAACAGCACTTCGTCGGGTACGGTAGGTACTTACTCCGTAGCGGGGAACGGCTCACAGCTTACACTTCAACAACTACCTTTTGGGGGAGGAAATAGAACATATCACCCAATTTATGGCGTCTATTCTGCAGCGACAACGGCGCCACCCGCGTCGATTAACATTTCACAGGTAGTGCAAACCTCTAACGTGGCGATTCGTCCGCCGTGGTTTGCCTTATTCGGTACTTTTTAGGTGATTAATGAGCGGTTTGATAGTTCAAGATTTCGCAGGTACTCACAATCGAGACTTAGGCAAAACGTCCGCCCGTCTTATTAAGGGCGGGAGCTGGAAGCATCAGCGCATTATTGTGATAGTACCTGCAGGCGCCTCTATTCCCGCGAAAGTTTATCTTTCCCACCTAAACCTTTGCTATCCGCCAAACCAGGGAGTTTTTCGCATCTTGGCGCAGGGGCTCGAAGTAGGGGACGCATACAGCAGCGCAATAGAGCAGGTCCTAGCGCACCCCGACCTAAGCCAGTGGGAATATATACTGACAATAGAGCATGACAACTGTCCGCCGTCCGATGGCGTGGTGCGGCTTATAGAAACGATGGAAGCGCACCCAGAGTTTGCGTGCGTCGGCGGATTGTATTTTACCAAGGGGGAGGAGGGCGTAGCTCAAATCTGGGGCGACCCAAAAGATTCGACATTGAACTTTAGACCGCAACCGCCAAGGGAGGGCCAGATCGTCGAGTGCTGCGGTACGGGAATGGGCTTTAACCTGTTTCGTCTATCGATGTTTAAAGACCCAAAACTACGCAAGCCGTGGTTTAGAACTACAGCAGGAGCAGAGGGCGCTAGCACCCAGGATCTATACTTCTGGGGCGATGCTCGAAAACACGGGTACAGGTGCGCGGTGGATTGTCGCGTAAAGGTTGGTCACTACGACCATATACAGGATCGGGTATGGTAAAGAAGAAAAAGAAACAGATTAAGCTTGATATAGCGTGCGGTCAACGTAAGCGGGAAGGATTTACCGGAATCGATATAGCCAAATGTGACGGCGTGGATATTGTCCACAACCTGAATCAATTCCCTTGGCCTATCGCTGACGGGTCAGTAACCGAAGCTGTTTGCTCCCACTATATAGAGCATATACCGCTAGCATACTGGAACCCTGGCGACGTATACACCCCGGAGATGAAGAGCCCCAAAAGCGTAGACGCGCTTTGTAAGTTTTTCGAGGAGGTATACAGAATTCTTGCTCCGGGCGGAAAGCTGGAAATCATAGCCCCTTATTACAACCATCAAAGATGCTGGCAGGACCCGACGCACCGCCGGGCTATATGCGACTCGACATTCTTCTACGTATCCAAGGAGTGGCGCGTAGCCAACGGATTAGACCACTACGGCATGAAATGTGATTTTGCTGCTACCTGGGGATATGGGCTCGACGGCTCTATGGACGGGCGCTCTGATGAGTTTAAACAGTTTGCGGTTAGGCATTACACAAATTCGGTAGCTGATATTCACGCGCACTTAACGAAGAAATGACTTTACTTTTCTTTCTACGATCCCCTGCTGGCAATACGGACACCGGGACCGCCCCGGACGTGGGGCCATTGTGGGACTACGAGGACCTAGAAAAGCTAAGGGAGGACCGAAAGTTAAGTAAAAAGAAAAGGCGCGAGGCGCTGGCGGCTCAAAAGCGGGCGGCTAAGGCGCGAAGAAAACGAAAGCGACAAGACGAAGAGATCTTACTGATGTTTATGCAGGAGGTGCTAGACGATGAAGATTAAAAGCAAGATTTTTAATTACGGAAGCGAAAAGGAGGCAGAATGGCCTCCACGCTTTCCGGAGGGCAAGCGGCGCGGGGTATTTCACGTCGATAAGGCAACCAAGGAAATAGCACCCGGACTCCCGCCAAATGAAAACCCACGCTACGGCGTGGCCCCAATGGCTATATTCGACTCGATGCCAGCTACCTATCACGAGGGTGCTTGCCGTATGGTGGAAAGCCGTGCGGAGTGGGAACGGTTAGACAAGGAAACCGGGAGCCTAACCTTTGGCAGCATTAAAGAGCCGCGCCAGTGCGTCACCAGAGGCGCAGAAGCTCAAAAGAAAGCAATTAAACAGGACCGGCGCAAAGCCGCAGAGGAAGCGCTTAAGATGGTGCGCGCCAATCCGCGCGAGATAAACCAGAAATGGGCAAAGCAGGCAGAGAAGCAAAAAGAGATCGCCAAGAAGTCAGGACTTGAACCACTACTTAAAGAAAAGGGGGTACTATGAACGAACAGCCAACAAATGACGTTGTTTTAGAAGCGCCAGTAACCGAGACGACCGTAGAAGCCCCGAAAGAGTACGACGGGCTTTCTAATCGGGAGGCGCTTGAAAAAGCGATAGAGAAGCACCGCGAGGGGAAAGAGGAGGCACCCGCGGAACCAACAAAACAAGAGGTTAAGCAAGCGGTTGAGGCTGAGATTGAGCCTCCGTCTGAGTTTAGCGCGGCGGCGAAGCAGGCTTGGAGAAATAAGGACATAGCCGCGATACAGCGGGAATATAAGCGCCTCCATGACTCGCGAACCGCGGAGATCATAAGGGCGCAGCACGCAGAGCGTGCGGCCCGCGAAGAGGTAAAGGCTACTAAGGACCTCGCGAACCGGGTGAAGGATTATCTTAAAATCAGAGGGGAGGAGAACCTACCGGATGAAGCTAAGATCGCGCAGGCGCTGCAGCTAGTGGACGAGATAAGAAAGCAAAACCCTGACGCAATTAGGGCGGAGCTAAAAAAGCTGGGGGTAGACTTGTCGGCGCCGTCGTCTGCGGCAAGTGACCCCAAAATAGAGGCTTTACATTCTACAGTCGAAGAATTAAAGCGAGAGAGAGACGAAGCTAAGTTTCATCAAATCGAATCCGCTTTCGGAAACGTCTTTGACCAGCTAGCCGTCGAAAAAACTCGCACCGGCGAGCCCGTATTCCCCGACTTGAACAACAGCGAGGAGGGAATCGAGCTAGCCCGCGACATCGGATCACTTACGAAAGACCCGCGTTTTCAATCGCGGATCTTACGTCGATTCCCCGATGCTGACCTAAAAATCCTAGTGCGCGAGGCGTACAGGGCGTTAGGCGGACGGGTATCAGGCGAAGCTGTAAGAGTCTCCACGGAAACTAATCAACAACACACACATAAAGCTCGACGCGCAGCGGCAGCAGTACCTGGCCGAACAGCGCCAAGAGTTAACGACTCAAACCTTGTCGGTAAGCTCTCAAATAGAGCGGCGCTGGCTAAGGCTTTAGAACTAGCACGGGAGCGCTAGAAGGCGAATCTCCCGGCGATTAGGGAGATTAAGAGTGGCAGATAATTTTAGCGATATTTATTCAACAACCTGGGAGCTTCGAGAGAAGAAACCAGCGGATGCCGTGGCGGACAACATTCCGCTCGTTTGGAAGATGCGAAAGAACGGGGGAATTAAGACCATTTCAGGTGGTCGATTCATCTCCGAGAATATCCGCATAGCCCAAAATAACTATGTACAGCTCATCGACGCCGACGAAGAGATCGTGATGGGGTATAACAACACCCTAGCGTCTTTTGCGTTTACGCCGAAAATCATTGTAACGCCTACCGTCATCAATGAGCTTGAGCAAGCGCAGAACCAAGGGGAAAGCGCTTTCCTTGACCTTATGGACGAGCGCCAGGAGATTGCAGACGAGTCTACCTGGAACGTAATGGAGGCAATGCTTCAGGGCGACGGCACAACCTACGGCGGTAAGGCGTTCGCTGGTATTCGAGGATACCTCCCCGATACCAACAACACCGGATCTATCGGCGGTTTGTCGCGTGCTACCTACTCGGCAATTCGTAATACCTCGGTGAATCTGGTTTCTACATTCGGCTCGGCTACCGATAGCAGCAATATCGAAAGCCGCACCCGTTATGTAAAAAACCTCATTGTGCGAGGAACAGACAAGCCCGACCTCGGTTTGTTTGGAACCACATACTACAACGCAGCGTGCGACAGCTTCAGCGGTAAGCAACGCATTACCGTAGATAAGGAGATGTTCGAAGCTAACTTCGACAACGTCCAAATCGAGGGTGTCACCATCGTTCTTGCTGGCGGAAAGATTTTCTCCGGGCTTTCGCATATCGCGGCGGACCGTGGATACCTTCTGAACACCAAGACGTTCAAGCTGAAGATGTACAGCGGCTATAACTTTCAACCGTTGAATAAGAGAACCTCATTCAATCAATTGGTAGAAGCTGCGGTATTGCTCGGGATTGGAAATCTTACGATGAACAATCCAGCGCTTAACGCTGTTATGTACGATTCATAATAGGGAGTAACTGAAAAATGATTAGAGCAAAAATGAATCTTACAAGCTCGGATGGCACTACAGCGAATTTCGCTTTAGGTACCGAGTGCGAGGTAGAGGGAACGGTTTACAAGTACCTCATTTCGTCGTCAGCAATAACACAGTACGACCTTTGTACTATCAGCAACGCAAACGTGGCGGTATCGGGAACCACGACAACTTCGGGAGCGAAACCGACATTGTGCGCGATTCCACAGTTTGCGGTGTCTGCGGCGAGTGAATACTTTTGGGCACCAATTGGCCCAATTAACGTTTACTCGTTCGACGGAAGCACAACCTTCAAGGTCAATGCTGCGCTTAACTGCGCCGCTGACGTGAAGCTCTACACAACCGCTACAGCGGGCGTTGTAGACGACACGGCAACCGACCTTGTCCAGGGACTAAACCTCACCGAAACCATTACGACAGCACGGGCCGCGACTTGCGTATCAGCGCAACGAATGGTCACGAACTGCCAAGACTAACCAACAGGGGGCTGAAGTTTAGCCCCCTACTTTTAGAGGCACTATGGAAGGGATCGACACATTTGAGAGCCCACTACTTGCGGACGTAGAGATTAACTCTGACGGTACTTTGAAGCAGTCGGGCAAGCAAAACGTCAAGTTTTACAATAAAAAGCGGCTAACCTTTAAGGCGCGCCCGCTTTGGGTAAGGCAGGATGACGGCTCTATCGCGCACGACGCCAAAGGAAAGCCGATTCAGGCCAGAGACGAGAAGGGGAAGCTCTTATTTGACATCGATCCAAAAACTGGAATTCCTTACAAGGATGCTTTCGAAGAAGTCGTAGAGATGGTGCGCGTCGAAACTAAAGGCGACACCAATATCAAGGAAGACATAGCGGACGCATTCATTAAAAGGCAATTCAACCGACAATATAAGTATTTCAGAAGCGGCAAGATCCCCGATGGTCATTCCATCGAGGATTTCGAGTTTCTGCAGCCTCAGACAATTACCGAACTTCACATGTTTGGTATACATACCCTTGAGCAAGTAGCGGACATGTCAGATGTCGATTGCGAGCAAATCAAGGATCAGTCTGGATGGGAAATACGAGACATTGCTCAACAGTGGTTGCGCATTAACTCCCCGCAGGGCCAGGTGGGGAAGCTTGACCGGATAGAGCTTGAGAATGCTCGCCTAAAGAGAGAAGTGGCGGACCTCAAGGCAAAAAGCCGTGGGCGTGTTTCTCGCGAAGTCGAGGCTTTTGTTGAGGAAGCACCAGAAGAAGCGCCAGTGGCAACAATGGAGATCAGCCCAGAGCAGTTAAAAAACAGAGTAGGACGACCACGAAAGGTATAACGATGAAAAGAATTTTAGCTTTATTTCTATCGCTTAATTTGATCGGAGTGGCCTCCGCTCACGCTGACGCCTGCACCACGGCGCTAGGTATTGCGTTCCCTAGCTCGCAAGCTACGGCGCTTTGTCAAAAGCTAGGCAAGGCGTTCAGTACCGACTTTGCTTTTATCACTGGAAAAACCATTGCGATACAAGAGGCAACATCGGCAAGCGCTTGTAGTGGTACGCTGACGCTAAACCAAACTACTCCCGTAGTTACGTCGACAACTTGCGCGACAACCGGATCAAGGATCTTCCTCACTCGGACAAGCGCAGAAAGCACGGCGCTAAACCCTTACGTATCGGCAATTTCTAACGGCGTCAGCTTCTCGGTAACAAGCGAGGCGGGCGATACGGGTACCATGAACTGGTTTATTATTCATGAGGCTCCTTAATGTCGTTCGTCGTTAAAAAGGCTTTTGTAAACGTAGCCGCGTCGCAAACTGACTCCTCAATCGTTGCCGCCGTAGCGGGTAGCACAATCAAGGTTTTGGGGCTTGTGGCGCAGGCTGGGGGAACGGCGACGACCATAGTTTTCAACACCAAACCTTCGGGCGCTGGCTCGGCCATATCTGCCACATTCCAAAACGGAATAAACGGCAGTGTGGTTTTACCCGAAACCGAAAGCGGTAATGGGTGGTTTGAAACAAATGTAGGCGAGGGCCTTTCATGCACAACCGGCGCAGGCTCAACAACCGGCGTACAGGTTATTTACTCACTCCGTACAGTATAGGGTATAGATGTTTTACCTAGTAGACGAGCAACATAAGACGGCCCGCGGCGAGATAGTAACGATAAAAGACGTTCTTTACTTTCGCCACGAAAAGGCCGGATTTGATAGCAAGGCAGTTGTCGATCATATCAAATCGTACCCGGTGCAGTTCGAGGACTTTCAGAGAAAAAACCCCGGCTTTGTACTTCCCGCAAGTTTTGGCTTCAGCGGCGTCGGCTTTGTTTCTGCGGCGCGAGTCGTAGAGCCCGAACCGGTCGTTGAGGTAGAAGCCCCGGCAGTAGTGGAGGAAGTCGAGGCGGTTGTTGAGGAAGTGGCACCAGCGAAGAAAAAACGGTCGTAAAGTAAAGATGAAATGGCGACAGTTAAAGAGGTACTCGACGAATTTTGTGATCGGATAAACCAGCCGCGGGAATCGTCTTATGTAGGGGCGAGCACCCCGGCGGCGCGGCAATACGTGTCACTTTTCAAGTTCATCGGGGATCAGCTTATTGACTACCAGGACGGCTGGGACCAACTAAAGCGCACCTATACGTTTACAACCTCAACCGGAGTCGCAAACTATCAACTCCCTGGCGATTATTTGCGAATGCTCACCGGGACGCAATGGGGTGTAACGAATCAAATACCTTTAGCGGGTCCGCTATCAAATGCGCGGCTTGCGTTTCAAACCTATGGCGTGAACATCGCGAGTCCTTACGCTGGGTATCAGGTTAACGGGGCGCAGGGATACATCTTCAGCACTTCCCCCTATACGCAACGCTCCGCAGGGTATTTCCAAATCTCACCAGCAGGGCAAGACGACACAACACAAATGACCATCGCGTACACCTCGCGCAATTATGTATGGCCGCAGAACTGGGCGCCTTCGACGGCATATACTGAGGGAGATATTAGGACCGGCGTAAACAACATGTATTATTGCACGACTTCCGGCACTAGCGGGACGAATCGACTAACAGCAACTAGCGGAACCATCACGGATGGCGCTTGTACTTGGGTGGTTTACAGCGAGCCGTATCCCGTAACGGCTGATACCGATTTTGTACTTCTCGACGACGAGCTTTTTGTAGAGGGGCTTAGGTGGGCTTGGTACGATTCTAAACAGCAATTTTCTGCAGCTAATACATATAAAGAGCGCTGGGAAGGGTCAGTACGTACCGCTATAGGTAGACAAAACGGCGCGGTCGTTGTCAGCGCCGCATACGACATGAACAGTAGTTTTGATTGGCCGGTGGTAGCGGTGGGCTCTTGGGCCGGTACGGGGGGCAGTTAATGGCCGTTTTTAAAAATGATCCTTTCCCTGGAACAGACTACAGCAAGTTTCTGACGTGGGAAAAAGTCGTAACACCAGCGGGCCAGGTGCTCTATGTAGTGCCTGGAAATCCTGCTTATGTTTATGATCCGGTCGCTTCTAACGCGACTGGTCGAAAGGTATTTCGGGCCAACCCTAAGCAACAAATAGCGGACGAACAGAAAGCCAAGGACGATGCGGAAAGCGCTCGGAAGCAGCAAGAACGGGCCAATAGTCCGCTTGGGCAAGTCACTCCGGTGGGCGCAACCGTGGTCGGTACGTTAGCGGCCAATGAGATCATGAAAAGCGGGTTCGGTAATGCTCCTGCAGAAGCTAAAGACATATTGGCAGACGGCACTGTCTTTTGGTCTGACGGCTCGATTCGAAATACAGCGGGCGAAATAATCTCCAAACCGCCAGCCGCTGCGCCTACCTTGTCTCAAGCTGCAGCGCAGGGGGCAGTCGGGAACATTCCAACTACAGCAGGCGACTTGACAGCGCCCAGCGGGACCGGCTCTCTCGGTGCGCCAACGCAGGATTTTAGCCTCAACGGGGTGCAGCAGCCTGACGGGAGTGTAATTACCGATCAGCTCCCACCAAACACAACGGTAGAAGCAGACGGGAGCATAATCGACGCCAAAACCGGCGCTATGATTGGCCGCGTGGTCCAGGGCGCTATGGGCGCTTACCAAATTTATCAGGGGATAACCAACTTCAAGGACGACAAGATCGGCGGCGGTTTGGATATAGCGTCGGGCGCGGCAAACGTTGGCGCGGCCCTAGGTTCAGAGGCGGCGGGCTCGTTTGCCGGTCCTCTTATGGCAGCCAAGGGCGGCTACGACGTAATCAAAGGGTTCAACAGGGGAGGCGAGGGCGTCAGGTCAGGAACTACAACTTTGGGCGCTGGTATCGGCTCTATGATTATGCCGGGGCTTGGCACGGCAGCGGGCGCGGCGGTGGGTAACGTTGTCGGTTACGGACTACAGGGCAGCGGAATCAAGAACGATCTCGCACTGGCCGCGGTTTCCCCGGTTCTTCTGGGCGCTAAAAAACTAGGCATTATCGACAAATTAATGCACAAAACGACCCGCCAAGTGGCGCAAGAGCACACGCAAGATCTACTCAACCAAGGAAAGGACAATCAAAACTGGCAGCAATATGCCGCGGGAATGCGCGAGCAATTCAACGCAGCGCCCCCCGACAAGAGTAAGCCTTTCGCGGGGAAATACGCGACATGGGCCGACTATGAGAAGGGCGGACTCGATGCCGCGGACCTGACTGGCGTTTATGGTAACCTCAAGGTTTACGGCCCAGAGTGGGCGAACCTTACGCAAGAACAGCGCCAGGCGATTACCCAGGCGAATATAGAATCCGGGCTCTATAAATCCAAGAAGGGTGAAGTCGAGATAACGGACGAGAAGAAAGCTATAGAGAACAAAAATAATGTGCTCAAGGGCTTTGAAGTAGGCGCCAAGACAGCCGCGCCCGTAATAGTTAACAAGGCACCAGCGCCAGCGAACATCAACGCAGTGGGGAGAGCCGCCGCGCAAGGGTTTACGGGGAGGCGGTAGTGAGTAGCTCCGCGAATTTACCGGCACCGTATTTGGGACAAGATACGCAGACCCCTACGGCAGCGCTAAAATCTCCATATTGCGAAACCCTTTATAACTTCAACACCACTAAAGAAGGGATTTCCCTAAGGAATGGTGATAGCAAGTGGGTTTCCAAGTCGCTCAACACTACGGGAGGCGCTACTAGCGAGGAGGCCGCTGCAATTGTTAAGTACGGAGAAACCTATGCTTTTATCGTCTGCTATTGTGCCGGACCGGGATTAAAAAATAGGTATTACGACATCTCGACAGAAGGGGCCGCGCCTACATTAGCTTACACAAGCACCACAATGTCGTACCAAACAATCTATACGAGTTACTTTAATCAATATCTATTTTTTTTCAACGGACAAGATCAGAACGTAGATTATTTCAATGGCTCCGCATGGGGCGCGGCTACATATACAATGCCTGTGGGACTAAGCCCGATTGGGGGTTGTACGTTCAAAAATAGGCACTACATAATCTTCAAAGACTCGGCAAGCTTAGGGTATTCGGGCATTAAGAGCATATCTGGCACCATAACAGAGGTCCCTCTCGCCGGAGTTATCTCAAATGCATCTACCATCGCCGCCGTAGTGCCGTTCAATGTTACAATTTCCGCGAATACCGAACAGGTGCTTGCAGTTGTTTTCTTTTCTGGAGAGGTCCTATTCTATACAGGTTCTTACCCGGATTCCGATAGCTGGGGGCTAGTAGGAACTGCAAACATCGGAAAGCCTATTCATTATAACAGCGTAGTTACTGCGTACCAGGGGGATAGCCTTGTCGCCTGTTACACTGGCCTCGTTTCGCTTCGTGATGTTTACACCAATGGATCTATTCAAGCTGAGCAGCAATTAATAACTCAAAGTATTACTCCCGATTGGACCGATCTCACTAATAGAATTTATGCAACTTATGGGAGCATCCAGACTTTGACCTTTGCGGTCATTACTTGGTGGAAAGAACAAGGGCGCCTTGTAGTGACGTTTTGCGTACAACCAAGCTCGTCTACTATTTATGCGGATGTAGGTTCGACGTTTTTTGTTTATGATACCTTACGAAGATCGTGGTCTGTGCATCGTACTTTTGGGGGGGTTACTTCTGCGGTCACGTCTTATGGTGCCATAAACTTCAAAGGGAAATTGCTTTTCATTGGCGTAACCACAGCAACTTCAACCCAAAAAATAATAATAAAATCTAAGGAAGGCGCAACGGATTTTCAAGATGTTAACTATGATGACACGACAAAAACGTCATACGACTATTCGTTTGTTTCCGCACCGATCCCTTTCCCAAAAACCGCAGTATATGAAACCGTGCAGATCGAACCGATCCTAGAGTCTGATCTGTATGCAGAGACAAACTGGAATTTCGTTGTGGATTTCGGGCGGCAAACTAGCGGCAATCAGAAAACCGACGCTTCGACATCGTCAGTCTCGAAACCGGCGGTGAACGTAGGAATGCAGAACATTACCTATGTTCAGGTAAAAATGTCAGGGACAACCGCCGCCAGTAAAACAGTGGGTTTGGATTTGTATTCTTATAACGTTTGGTACAACGCAGGAGAGACGGGTTCACGATGAAATACCGAAGTAAAAAAGGGACAGTTATAAACATTCCGGACGGGCTTTCACCTAAGCAGATCGCGGCGATTAAAGCCGACGCGGACGCGGGATACGGCACTCGAGCGCAGGAAACCGCTAACACTCTCGGCAAAAAAGCCAAGCCGCAAGCCCCAGCAGGGGGCGGCACTACGGCGCCCACACTTGAATCGGACTTCAACGCGCAATCTTACTTAAGAATGAATCCAGACGTGGCGCAAGAAGCGCAGCGCCTAAAGGCTCAAGGAGATCCGCGCTCGGTCGATCAGATCGCCGCCGATCACTGGATGAGTAACGGTCGCTCAGAGGGCCGAACTTGGGATCGTAATTTTCAGGACCCAGGGGGAGCGATTGAAAAAGGGACCGTATCGCCTAGCGGCACCGTCGATCCGGTTGCCGCAGCCGATGACGTATCAAAAGCCGAAACAAACGACCTAAACACAAATTTCAACCTGTCTCAGCCGCGGATAATTACCGACGAAAACGGAAACACGCGGGAGGTAGTTAGAAACCCTGATGGTACGGTAACGGTGAAGGACACCGCTGGGGGTATTTCTAAAACATTCAAGGACCTCGCGACCGCAGCGGCGGAAACCTTTAATGGCGATGTAAGCAGACAGCGGGCAGAGGAGGCAACCTATGGGACGCTGACAAAATACTATGATCGCGACATGGCCAAGGAGATGGAAGACTCCAAACAGGAACTAGCCAATCGGGGGATACCGTACAACCCAGAGGCGGCGCAGGACCCGAACACCAAGGATCTCTATGGGCGAACCATTGGTGGGATTAGTTCCAAATATAGAGCACTGAAGGACGACGCGAGCCGCCAGGCGGTTTTAGCGGGCAATCAAGCATATGCAACCGACTCCGCAGCGCGGGATAGTTTTCTGCGCGCACTTACGGAGGGTGCTTCTACATTCGGCGGTAAGTTTGGCCCGTACAACAACACCGTAAGCACTGATAGCTCCGCAGATACTAAGGATATCCTTACTTTGTCGGCGGCTCAGTACATGGCAAAATACGGGGTAGACCAAGACACGTATACCAAGAAGCTGGCAATAGCGAAGCAGGGATCGGGCGGGAGTAGCGGCAATAAGTCTGGCGACTCGGCGGGCTTTGAAATAGTGGGGTAATATGGCTGATGAACTATTAGGCGTTTTAGGTCCTACCGATTTCGCGGCGTTTCAAAACTCGGTCACTCAAAATGACCCGTACGGCATAATGGGGCGCTCGCTTGCGTCCTGGCAACCTAATACCGCTACATGGTCCCCAGAGACTACGGCGGCGACGGCTTTCGGAAAGGCTTTTTTATCGGGCCTCCTGGGGAACTACGCTCGGCAGAACGCAGCGGATCAGCTTAATTCCGTGGCGTCGGTATTACCGCAGCTTAGAAGCAACCCGCTTGAGGTGGCTGCACCGGAAGGGGTAAACGCTGACGCATTCGCGGCGCTCCGGGGTAACGCGATACTGAAGAAGTACGAAGCCGATGCACAGAAAGAGCGAAGCCTTGCGGAGATGATGCAACAAGTGGGGATCGCCGGGCTAAAGAAAAAGGCAGAGGTCCTTGGGGAGAATCAAGCCTTTGAGCAGATGGGGCAAGGCGGGGCGGTAAATCCTAATAGTCCCGCGTATAAATTGAAGCAGGACGAAGTTAAGCAAGCCAATGAAAAGTTTAGCAACGAGAGAAGCCTTGCTAATGATTTCATGAAAGTATCCGAAAACTTTCGCTATAAGGACGAGGGCCTAAAGGCGCTGACTAAAGCCTACATGGATACCTCAGGGACTAGTGACTACGAGATAATCAGACGCGGCGCGCAGATGGTAGAGCCTGGTTTGAGCGTAAAATTGGACGATCAGCAATCCCTAGAGGGCGCAGCTTCAGCGCTAGGAATGAGCGTTGCGGCGGTTAAAGCGGCGTTATCCGGTGAAACGAAACTTTCGCCAGAGGTTAGAAACGGAATTATGCGGATCGCGCAACGTTCTTACGACGCTTCGCTTGTGGATTATAATACGCTGCGCGACACCTTTTTAGAGCGAGCGCGGGCGGCGAACCTGGCAGAGAATGCCGTGGTGCCGTTTGGAGCGGCAAAGCCTTTTGCAGAGGTTTACCCGAATCTAAATATAAACACCGTAGCGCCTCCGCAGGGTCAAACAATAAAAGCACCAGACGGCAAAACCATCATTTTGGTAGACTAAATGGCAGACGAAGCACCGATCCAAATGACCCGCGCACAGTACGAAGCTACCTATGGGGCACCCGCCCCAACGGTAACGCCTGCGCCGGTATTAGTGGATCAGCCTATCACCATGACGCGCGCGCAGTATGCAGCGACTTATGGGGCGGCACCTCAAAGCGCGCACCGTGGCGGCATGTCTGCGCTAGGCGAAATCGGCCAGGGCTTAACGTTTGGATTCCTACCCGAAATCGAGGGCGCTACTAGTGCGGTGGGTAACCTATTAAAAAACGTTGTAGGGTATGGAAATGATCGCTCCTTCGCGCAGAACTACGCAGCAACACGGGACGCAAGCGAAGCGGAATTAAAAGCCTACGAAAAAGAAAATCCGTGGACCTCTACGGGCTTACAAGTCGGCGGCGCTTTGATTCCTTCAATCGCTGGCGGAGTGGCTCGCGCGGGACTAGGGGCGGCAGAAGCGGGGAGCGGCTTGCTCTCAAGCCTTGCGCGTAACGTTTTCGGCGTAGGGATTAAAGAAGCCCCAACAATTGGACAGCTTGCAAAAATGGGCGCAACGCAGGGCGCTCTATTCGGAGCGGGCAACGCTAAAGAGGGCGAACGGCTCAAGGGTGCGGCAACGGGCGGCGCTATTGGCGCGGTGGCGGCTCCCGTAGTCGGTAAAACCATAGAGACGGGGGGCCGATTTATTGCGGACAAGCTGACAGACTGGGGGCTTTTACGTCCTGGGATGCTGGCAAGCGAGCGCGGAGCGCTAGGGGATACGCCTAACGATATTGCGCGCAGCCTGACGCCTGAAGAAATGATTTTAGCCAAACAGCTAAAAAATACACCGCTCGACAAAATAGCGGCAGGGGCTAAGGAGCTAACGGAAGCAGCAGAAACGAACGTCCCGTTATTTTTACCGGAGGCGGTTAACTCGCCTAAAGTAACCAGAAACGCGAAGTTTATAGCAAACTACGAACCGTCGCTAGAGTTTTCGCAGACGGCAATACAGAACAGAACAGCGGGGGCAGAGACGAGAGCCTCAGAGCTTTTCGACGTAATCACGCCGAACCGGGACACGTACCTAGGAGCGCGGAACATTTCTAAGGGTGCTAAGGATATAATCAAGGCAGCAGAGGCAGCGCGAGAGGAAGCCGCCGCGCCGTGGTATATGCGCGCGTATAGCGAGAATCCAACTATTGACGCGCCAGAGCTTCAAACACTACTAAAAAAGGACAAGACACTAGCAACGGCAATCAAGGAGATTAAAAAGACCGCAAACAACGCCGACCTCCCCGACAACTCGACAGAGCTTTTGGTAAAAGCCAGAAAGCGGCTATGGGAAACTCGCGAAAACCTCCTAGAAAAATATCCTAGCGAGGCGATGGACGTAAAAGAAACGTACGACGCGCTGAATGCTATAATGAAAAAAGAAAGCGGCGCGCTTGCCGTTGCCGACGAGGCGTTTGCAGCGGGCTCGCGTGAACTCGACGCGCTAGGGGAAACCCTGATCCCCTCACTCGCAAATGTGGCAGAAGATAAGGCGCAGAATATTGGGCGCTTAATGAATCTACCCGCATCTCGAATTGCAGATTTGCGAAACGTTTTTAAGGAAGCGGGGAAGCTCTCAGAGTGGGAGGACGGCGTGCGATCTTATCTCCAAACCGCGGCGGAGTCAGCGCGCGAGGGACAAAATTTCACTCTAAAACTTGCGGCGACTACCGAGCAAGCGAATAAACTTAAGGCGGCTCTCGGCGATAAGGCGGACGAGATACTTGAAGGGCTCAACCTTGAAAACCGGTTTTTCGAGGGGAAAAATAAATACTTCGTAGGAAGCCCAACGCAACCGATGGCGCAAGAACAGAAAGAGTTTACCAAGGGGGTGGGAATACTTTCCAAAATTGCAAACAGTGATTTTGTCGGCGCGATTCAATCTCTATTCGATGGTGGGATGCCTGACGAAGTGGCGCGAAATCTCGCTAAAATTTACTTTGACCCTAACGCAGGGGCAACATCGCTGCAGAAAGTTATCCCAATATTGGAACAATACGCAAAAAACAGCGCCTTATCATCGGCAGCGGGCCGAGCTTCGGGAACGGCGGCAACCCTAGCGAGCGCGAAAAAACTCGCATCTATTCCCATGGGCGCGGGCGCACTAGCGCAAACAACACCGCCGCAAGCACAGCCAGCAGGAGCACCGTTAACGCCCCAACAGCCGCAATCTGCACCGTCGTCATCACTTGGTCAAACGTCAACAACTGGAAATGACAAGGGCTCTGATTCATTGTTGCAGCCTACGTCCGCTGGCTCCGGTAATCAAGATTTTAAGTTTATGAACACACTGTTTAAGGGGGATAAGATGGACAAGCTACCCGCCGCGCAAGTCATTGAAGAAATCAAGCAAAACCCGGTAGATCACGCTATAATGCTGATGGAGTCAGGAGGCGACCCAGAAGCCAAGAATCCGACAAGCTCCGCGTCGGGCCTCTTTCAGCTTATCAAAAAGACAGCGGGGAACCTGGGGGTTAAGGACGTTTTCGACCCGGCGCAGAACTATGCGGGGTATCTAAAACTCAAAGAAGAAACGATCCGCCGCTTTGGTAAAGACGACGTGGAAACAATCTACGCAGCGCACTTTCTCGGAGCGCCAACGCTCGCGAAGTGGATCAACGGCGAAGAATTAACTTACAATCAAGCTGAACAGGTTCAATACTTCAAAAATACACTTCTCCCTAAGCTCCGCCGCATATACGGCGAAATCACATCAAGCGATGTGGTCAAGGTGTAAAGCTATGAACTTAATTTTAGCCCCGGCGAAGATGTACGAAATAAACGGGGAAGTTACAAAAATATTCACGGCGTCTGCGTCTGCGGCGGTTGGGAATAACACTCTAGTTAGTGGTGTTAGCGGGAAAAGGATTAGAGTGCATGGGTGGGACGCCCAGACGGACAAGGCAAGCGCCGTGCCGGGGGAGTATTTTCTAAGCGACGGATCGGGCGGCACTAATCTTACACGACTACTGTACGCGCCTATTTATACCGCCGTCCCGTGGGATAAAATTTTTATAGATGCGGGATACTTTGAAACGTCAACCGGTACGGCCCTAGGGGTGACCGTTGCCGTTTCCAACGTCAAGGTGCAGGTCCATTATAGCGTTTACACTCCGTAGGATATCTATGAGCCCAGGGAGACTAAACGGGAGTTGCCACTTAAACGATGATGAATGGATCGAGTACAGGGAAAGAGCGGATAGGATGGAAGCCGTAATCAGTGAGATAAAGGCGCAAAACGCTAACCTAGTGGAATATTGTAGCCATTTGAAGAAACTCGACGCGCTTGATGATATAAAAGATCACCTTTTGGCCGCGGCTACGGGGCGCACCCAATTAGATGTAGGGATCGCAAAAATGATTTTTTGGATGCTGGGCATCGTTATAGTAACACTCTGTTTCGTGATCGCGTTTTTACTGACTGGGCACCGCCTTGGATACGTTAATCTTGCCGCACCAGCCGCAGCGGTAGAAACACCCTAGACAATTAACGCCTGTCAGTTATCTACGGGGCATGAGTAAACCATTAGTACAATCTAAATCCTTTTGGGGCTGGCTTGTAGCGTCCCTTCCTTTAATCTCAGATGCAGCAGAAAAGGCCCTTGGGTCCGGTTTCTTGCCTCCTCACATAGCGCCGATTGTGGCGGGTGCTGGGGCTCTTCTGGGGCTCATCGGGCGACTCACGGGCACAGAACCGGTAAAGGGCGTCTTTTCGTCGAAGTGAGAAGGGCGGCGCGAAAGGACGCGAACCACAACGAAATATGCGACGCACTGCGCGCCGTGGGGTGTTCCGTTTTGGACCTCTCCCGGCTGGGGTGCGACGCCCCGGATTGCTTGGTGGGAAATGGGGAAACTAACACCCTATTGGAGATCAAAACTACTAAGGGCAAACTATCAGCCGGGCAAGAAACCTTTTTCCAAACGTGGAAGGGGCCTAAAGCGGTGGTGCGGTCTATTGATGAAGCTTTGGAAGCGGTCGGGGTTTTAAAGCGCTAGCGGAATCCGCCGACGCGAAACCCTGGGTTAACTCTCCCCAGCCTCTTATTATCGGCCCATAGCTCGAATACAGGACCACCAGGACCGCGGGCCATACGATACCCCCAGACGGGGAAATAATACCTATAGCGCCTATCCTTAAACGGCTGGGCAGGCCCCGATGACGCGACAATAACCCCCAAACTCTTAATCGTCAATTTGCTGGCCTTTTGGGGTGTAATTACCACGGGCTTATACGCTCGCGGCTCCGGTGGCGTATTGTGCCGATCCGCGTGACTTTTCCATAGGGTATTGGGGCCCAGATTAACAACCCCGGACGACGTAAAAAGGAAGGTCAAACTTTCCAAAAGCTCAATCGTAGGCCAAGCCTTACGCAGCGGGCGGGGCGTCTTGTCGTTAGTATTCAGGCGCCCATTGTTTGCGGGGTGCCATTGGCAGAAAAACTCCGCGCCGCGCATTCGAGATTTTATCTTTTCGACGTCTGAATCTACAGAACTGGACCCGTCGAAGCTAAAAGAGAACCGCCCACCTATACGGGGCGGGTTTGCCTTGTCCCCGTGAACCTCGTTTAGAATACGCGCCCCAGGGGGTAGGAATGCGCCCTTACCCTCCCAGGGGTTGTTTACATAGCTGCAGCGCTCAGGGATAACCGCCAGCACCTGGCGGGCTAGGTCGGCGGCGTCCTTTGCGTTTAACTGATGTTCTGTAGCTCCCGATACGTAGCACCTGGGGCCAGGATTGCGGGAAACCCAAACCGCGATCCTTTTGGCTTCCGCGATTATTTTGGGCCAGTCGGAGCGGGGGAACTGATGCGCGTCCGACCATCTCAAATTGAACCGAAAGAATGGGATCGACTTGCGAACGTTTAGTCGTGACAAGGCGGGGAGGGGGTCACCGAATAGGTCGGGCTGCGTAAACACCCCGACGCCTACCCCGTCCGGGTGCCCGTCTACTAGTATCTGGGGATACTTTGCCGCCCCTAGTTCGTCAATACACGGCGCTTGAGCAAGCGCCGAACCTATCAGGAAATACAGAACAATCAAAAGCCGTATCAATGTACTACCTCCGTCGAACGTTCTAGGCGCAACAGGTCGGAAATGATTCCCTCTAGTTGCTGGACGTATTCGTCTATCTTCTCGGCGGCGGTTTCTGCCACATGAGGAGGTAGGCTTTTCGCGTTATTCGTGGAGCCGTTTACCAGCACCCTAACGCCGCGCTGGTAACCAGCCCGACCCGTAACAAGTTTACGCTCCACCCGCTTGAAGTAGGACATGGGACCCCGTCGAACTTAGTTGAGATCTAAGCTACAGGACGGGGCGGAATTGTCACGGGTGTTTCGGTGGATCAGGTAATGGAGTCCAGTATAAAACCGCTTCGCCGCGTGGCTCCTTTCCGCTGCGCTTAAAATACACGATAGGGCCACCCCAAATCTGCACTATGGGAGAGCGCAACGACGGTATAATTACAGCAACCAGATCCCCGATACGTGGCATCATTTCACTAACGCTGATCCACTTGCTTTCTTTCGCCTCTCGAATCACCGTAGGAATATCGAGCACCACGCCGGTTATTTTTTCTTCTTGCATTGCTTCCTCGCCGTCTTAGCTTTAGTCGTCAGAGCGTTATCGCGAATCATCCATCCATGTGGATCATCTTTGATGATCTCGGCCATAACCTCACTAGATCTAGAAATATCGTCCATGATAAATTCGGTCATATTGTCGATTAGTCTTTCTGCTAAACGATTAGCCTGTTTTTGCAAAACCTCCCTAATCATGGCCTTAATCATGTTAGGTCGTCTTACATAAAATTCCGCGTATAATTCATCCGCTATCTTTTCTTCACTCATCTTCTGCCTTGTTATTAAGTATGTACAAATATCTGATATACATTCGGCTTTTACATTTGGGGCACAGGGGGGACATAGCCTGGCAAACTTCTCCTTTAAAGCCGCACTGCTTACAATACATTTCCCATTGAAATTTATCTTCACTCATCTTCTGCCTCTATTGGTGCGCTAATTACCCTGCCACATGTTGCAAACGAATTAACCCCAAGCTCTTTCAGCTTTTCAAGCAAAGGGTTTTTGTCGCTTACAGCAGCTGCTAATCGCTTTCTTCTTTTGTGCGCGGTATAACTCATAATTGTGGCAAGTCTTCCAGGCCCAAAAATAGCACCGTAAAAACCATTCCATTCATCGCTTAATTGCTTTCTAAAATGAGAGCGCTTTTTATGGTGCCTGATCGCTTTAGCTATTTTCTTTTTTAGCTTTCTTTGAGACTTAGAAAACGCTTGGCGCTCTCCTGGCTTAAGATTTAGCTTCATCTTCTACCTCTAAATACTTTACGAGTTTCAATGAACTCGCTTACTAAACTCTCCGCACCAATCATCTTCGTTAACTTTAGGCCAATCGGAACTGCTTTCTATTTGCTCAGTCCCAGGTGTATCTCTATCGTATGATGGATAGTATTGAGTGAAGGTGTAAAATTGAGGGGATCGCCTCCTGCACTTTCCCCCGTCGTAATACTTGCATAGCTTACACGCCTTCTCTGCTTCCCCTGCGGGTTCGCTGCGCTCAATGTCGTCGCTCATGTCTCCCCCTTCTCGGCCATCGCTAGGAGGTCGGCTACTGAGTAGTACCAGTCGTCTCGTGGGAAGTGTACTTTCCTCGCCTTCTCCAAAAGCCCCGGCAGCTCGTTAGCGATGAAGTCGGCGCGACCGGCGAGGAAAGAATCGTATGCAGTAGCCTCGGTACCGCTCAAGCATCCAAACTCTCGCACTTGGTACTTGCCGTCTCGCGCAAAGGCGAGGGCTCTCTGCCCCGGTGTCTTCTTGTCTGTCATGTCTCCTTACTCCTGCGGGGTGGTGGCTACAGATGGTAGCGGCATCCAATGCGTGACCTTGAACCCATTAGGCTCGCAACATAAATCTGATGCCCACCAATCCGCCCGATTATCCCAATACAAAACAACGGGAATGTCGTCAGGATCGTTTGCGTTACATGTCAAAACGCTTGCGTATGGCGTGGGCATCCTATCTTTAACACTTATCCAGTCCATATCTCTCCTACCTACTTCTGAGTTTTCCAATTCTCTTTATCTACCGCGATATATTGATAAGCTACGAATGGCTTTTGTTTTTATTCTTCCGCGACCTTCAAATACATAAAACGCGCTGCGATGCTCTATGTATTTATCTACAAAACTTTCGCCACTAACTAAAACAACTCGAACTCTCTTCCCCCTTTTTGCAGTAGTGTGACCGTTCATTTTAATTTCTGTCTAAGTCGGCTATCTTCCATACTCGCATTTTTTTACCCTCTTGTTTTGAACGAGCATAAAAACCCATATCCCTTAAAGCTCTATACATCCGACGCCCTTCTGAGTGAGTAGGGAATAGAATCGACTCTCCTTCGTTTAGCTTGAACGCCAATCTCAAATAATAGCGCGTAGGTTTTCTAGGAGGGACGGGGAGATTCTTATCTATATTTGGTTCCGATAGGTTCTCTATCTGCTTCTCTCTCTCTATTGCTTTTACCCAAGCAAACACAGAAGAGGCGTCGTTGATTCCAACGATACCAGCTACCTCCCTGTATGAAAGCCCATCCACAGCAACGAGCTGAAATGCTCTCTCTTTAATCTCCCTCGGTATTGCTTTGCCTCTAGTTTTCATTTCCTTCCTCTTCATACGCTCCTAGTCGAACATTACCAAAGTTAATTTCTTTCGCATGAGCAGCTTTTGACCGGTCGTTTGATCTATAACGAAACCGAGCCCTGAACGCTCAATCAAATCTAGCCATTGTTTGTTGGCATCTTCTAGCGCATCTACATAAGCCTCAACTATCCGCATATCCGCGCCTACCTTTTCATGGTAGCGATCAATGCGTCGTATAGCTTTTATGTAATCTTCTTGTGTTACCATCTTCCTCTCCCTCTCCTCAGTGCCGGTCATGATGCTGGCTCCTCTCGTTCATTGAATGCCCTTGCGTAGCTCTTTTCGTTTCCATGCCAACAAAACACAAACTCTATCTGGCATCGTTTGCAGTAGCATACGTTTATAGGCGGATAGTCTCCAGCTTCGTTACCCCACCTGATGTTTTTGCTATTGCAGAACGGGCACTCTTTCAAATCGTCCTCTCTCCCCTCGCCGTCAGTGGTCATGGTGCCCTCACTAATTGTCGTTACGCTGTGCCTTCTGCCGTGCCTCATATATTGCAGATAGGGTATCGCGTTTCTTCTTGTCCCAATTCTTTACTTCATTAACCGCGTTCCCCCTCCGCTTCACCTCGCGGACGTATTTCTCTATTGATACTGCTCGCCCAATCGCTTGGCATCGTTTGGCCCATCGGGTCGCAAGTAGTTTAGTATGAGGCCCCCAGATTGCGTTGTTATCAACGTCAAAACCAACCCACACCGCCCGCGGCTTACTTCGCTTTCTCGGCTTCATGTGCCTCCTTATTCCAGGTCCAGCAAGTAGGGTTTAAACAGTACCCTTCCACTGCTTTTTTTAGCGCCCTCATCAATTCGCCAAGCGGACGAGTGGGTCCGTTGCAGTAGCTCGTACTCCACGCCATCAATCACAACTGTTTTCATACACTCCACCCAACCCAAATCAAAAACAGCATTACTGCTACAAACAAACAAAGCGCCATATCATCACCATAAAGGGTGGGGTGGGAGAGGATGAACCTTTAGATCTGCACGGCATCCTGCCGATTCGAGTATTTGGCACGTTCATCTCTCCAAACCCCAGAGTGAGAACACCCGAAACGAAAGTAGGATCACCATCCTTTCTTGGTTAACCTTTATCTCTCTCACCCCGTAAGTTAATTCTCGTAACCGTCAATAATTCGCTGCAGTCGGTTTATCTCGCTTTCGAGGAACTGTAGGTACCTAACGATATAATCAATAGAAGTGCTTTGCTTTAGCACCTCAACCGCTTTCGCTAGCGTTTCTTCGTCAAACTCCGTATCCATCGTCTCCCCGCAAAAAAATCAGAATCTATCTCCCCGGCGATCTTCTCAACCGAATCAGTTTTAATTCGCCAATCCGATCCCACTTTGGAACCGTCAAGCAAACCGGAGTGTATTAGTTCATATACCTTGGGCCGGTGGCACCTAAGTACCTCCTGCACCTCGCGCACCGTCATCAACATAGGTTTTTCAAACATTTTACACCTCACCAGTAAAAGGAATGTCGTCTTGTCGCGAGTCTATCAGCA